AGGCATAGTAACTGTTCTATTTGCAGCTAAAGTTCCTGTAAGTTTAAAGTATAAATTTTTACCATTTGATACAGCATGATTAGATAAAGCTAATGCTACATCGCTAGATGCAACATCAACAGCAATATAACCACTAGCTGCTTGTTCTAATATTTGTAAATTTGTATTTGTAATTGTACCCCAGGTGCCTGACTTTTCACCTGTTGTTATTAGTTCTAGTTTTAAATCACTTGATGTACTTGACGCCATATTTCTCCTACGGATTTAATGGGTCAATTTCAACCCATGTTTGTGATACCCCTGGAGGTATCGGGTTCCATGATATCACATCTACCGTACCTGTTGCAAGGTTTATTCTGTTGCCTGTTACAGCTACTTGTTGATCTACTCTTGTAGTAACATTACCAATTGTTGCATTTATTCTGTTGCCTGAAAGAGTAACAACTACTTTACCTATTATAGTTGGAGAACCTGTACTTAAATTAACTCTGTTACCACTAACTGCAGCTCTAATACTTTGTCCTGCCGTTGCTCCAAAAGGCGCTGCTGCAAATGATGATCCTCCAAAATACATTTATTCTCCTATGCTCTCTTTTCTGGAAAAGTTGCACTATCCCAAGTCATTGAAACTCCTGGCACTATACCATCCCATTTTCTAATTAAAACATCTGATGTAGATAAATTTGTTCTGCTTCCTGTAGGTAACACAGTTGCATCTGCAGTTATTGTTACTGTTCCAGAAGATAGGTTTGTTCTATTTCCAGTGACAGATACTGTTGCGTTTGCAGCCACATCAGCATTACCAATTGTTAGATTTACTCTGCTACCAGTTACAGAGAAATTTGCATCTGCAGATATTGTAACAGTTCCTGTATTTATGTTAGCTTGAGAACCATCTGGCTCAATAGTTGCTTTTCCAACTATTGTTGGACTACCACTGTTTGCATTTATTCTACTTCCAGATACTGGATATTTAAAAGCAATAGTAGGAGTTCCTGTATTTAAATTTACTCTGCTTCCTGTAATTGCGGTTACAGCTTTAGCTACAATGGTTGGATCTCCTGTAGTAATATTTACCCTAGATCCATCAGGTGTAACTATGACACCAACACCCTCTATGATTGTAGTATTACCGATTGAAAAGTTTACTCTACTACCAGTTACTGCAAAATTAGCTTTACCTACTATTGATACTGTTCCAGTAGATTCATTAATTCTAGAACCAGTAACATTAACAAAAGCGTTAGGGTTAAAACCGGGATCTCCAAAAGGAGACGCTGCAAAGGGTGTTCCTCCAAAATACATATAATATAATCCTTAAAAGGAGACAGGGGGTATGTGGTGGTGCCCTGCCTCCATCTAAGAATTATATCATCGTTTAAACCAGGAAGGAAGACCTAAATGTGGACGTTTGTCGAACATGTTATCCTTCGCTCCAGGTGTTTTACGATTGTTATAATGCAGAAAAACTTGTATGCATTCTTTGCCTTTGAATTTTTCTCTCCAATGTTCTAGCTCACAGCCAGAATAAACTAACATATCTCCTGGTTTTAAATCTACTCTAACACCTTTTTTACCAACTTCTCCAGATGGTTCTAAATATATTGGCCAATCGTCACCACCAAGATTCATTGTGGTTGATATTTCACAACTAAACCTATCTTTATGTCTTTTAAGTTCATCACCTTTTTTATAAATTCTTGCATAAGTATAAGCAGGATATAATTTTAACCCTGTTGCTTTTTCCATATCAGGTTGACATTTTAATAGTAATGTCTCCATAGCCATGTTTGCATATTGAGAATAAGTATTAGGTATTTGTTCATCATCATAAGTCCCTAGTATGTTTTCAAATGGTGAAAAGTATCTTGCAGCCTTACAAGTATCATAAACTTGTTTCTGCATTCTAAAGTAATTTGCAATAAATGTTGCAAGGTCTTTTGATATTGCTTGACGGATAACTGTATACTTTTTCTTTTTAAACATCTTTAGCCATCTCTTTTGGTACTGCTTGTATATTCCAATGTATAAATCTAAAAGGCTCTTTACCATGATCAACAGAAAACTCATGTTCTAAATAACCTGGAAATATAATTAAAGTTCCAGGTTTAGGTCGTATATGAAATTGATCATGCCCTGCCCACACACCTTTTAAGTCTGGTCTCATTTTTAATTTTGTAGTTCTTGCACCAGTTTTTGGTTCGTGAAATACAGGACAAGAGGTGTTGTCACTGCATTTTAAAAAATAAAAACCTGATATGTGTTGATTCCAATGTATATGTGCACTGTGATGTCCGCCACCTTTTTTAGCAAATTCTTGCACCCATAACTCACTAAACATGGTTGTGTATTGTGACATGTCATAACCTTGATGATCTAAATATTCCCAAGATTTTTGACCAACATAATTTCTAAAATCTAAAAAGTCGTTGTCAAATATAAGAGGTGTTGAATGATATGATCTTCCAAAGTCACCATGTTTTTTTATATATTCTTTTTCTCTTTTACGAGCATCAACAATATATTTATTGCTCGCTTTGTTTAACGATTTAACAAACTCTGGTTTAACTTCATTCCATATAATTGTTGGAAAATAACTATTTATAAACATTTTTTAATACTGAAAACAAAGTTGGTTTTTTTTCAACAAGTTGTTTACATAACTCCTTTCTTTCATTTAAATTATTAATACACCCCTGAAATTCTTTTTCAAGTTCTTCTTCATTAAATCCACCATTTTTAATTAAGGACACTTTATTTGTTGGTGCCCAATGCATACCTGCTGCAATACAGTGTAAACCTGTAGAACTAGGGTATTTAAAACTATAAGTTCTATCAAATACAGCTTCTTTAAAACCAGAAAAAGCTCTGTGTTTTAAATTTATTAAGGTGCTCTCCCAAGTTTTATTTAAACAATGTTTCCAATATTCTGTGTCATTTCTGTGGGATAAAGCATAATGTAATCCTACAAATTCAGAAAATTCTTTAAACATGTGTTTACATTGATAATTGAAATTATCACGATCCCATTGAGATACTCTGTCTCTTTGAAGATTCATAATTAATTTAATTAAAAACTCGTGAACAGTGTATAAACCATTGCTTTCTAATGGTTCTATAAATCCAGCAGAGAGTCCTATAGCAACTACATTTTTTACCCATAGTCTATTATGTATTCCAACTCTCATTTTTATTTTTTTAAATTCTAAATTTTCTTGACCTAAATGTTTTTTAAATTCTTTTAATGCAGTATCATCATCTACAAACTTACTTGAGTATACATATCCTGTGCCTATTCTTGACCATAAAGGTATGTTCCATACCCACCCATTTTCTATGGCTGTGCAGTTAGTATAAGGAACTAATTCTTTTTCTTTATCTTTGTATGGTATTCTTGTAGCCCAAGCAGAATCATTCGGTAATATATTAGAGTATGATTCAAAAGGTTCTTTTAAAGTTTTGTCTAACAATAAAGATTTAAATCCAGTGCAGTCTACATATAGATCAGCTTTATATTTGTTATTTAAAGATGTAATTCCATTTTCATCTTGCTCTATAGAAACTACATCATCAAGTATATGTTTTACTTTTTTACAATAATTGTTTTTTAACCATAAACCAAACTTAGTAGCATCAAAATGATAAGCCCTTTGCACTTCGTTTATGTCAAATTTATTTTGATTAACATAAGCCATTTGTAGGGGATATGTACAATCAGCATAATCTGAATAAGGAGTTTTTGGATGCAACATTTTTTTAAACCACCAGTCGTTTGTTTCAGATCTTGTTTGCCCTATAGCGGCTTTTCCAAATGGATAATGAAAAGCCTCTCCCTTTTTATAAAAATCTGTAAATTTTATACTTAATTTATAACTACCATCTACATATTTTATAAAATCTTTATCTTCTATTTTAAGAAGTCTCATCCAATCTGTAATCTGTGCAATTGTGCTTTCACCAACACCAACTGTGGATATATTTTTTGATTCAATTAATGATATTTCATAATTTGGAAACTGTGATTCCAGTGTTGCTGCAGTCATCCACCCTGCACTTCCACCACCTACGATTAATATTTTCATTTAAAAGGGTTTCCTAAATGCCATACTACAAGGCTATACCTTGTGCCAGCAGTTACTGGTTTTACTCTATGCCACACAAAACTAGGAAATACAATTATAGATCCTTTTGGTAATATCTCTTTACATTGCACCCTATGTTTTGATTCATCTCGCATATGTGGGTCATAATTTCTAAAATCAAATTCTAGCTCACCACCTTTATATTCTGAACCGTCTGTTAATTGACAAGTCATAGATAGTTTTCTAATTTTGCCATGCTCTGGATGATTAGAATCTTTCCTATCATATGGTTTGTCCCAACTATCACAATGCCAATCATAATATTGATTAAGTTTATATTTTGTAAATTGACAAGATTCAGATCTTTCCCAATCAAAGTTCCAACCCGCATTTTTATTTGCTATATGAACATATGGATGTAATTCTTTATATATCCAAGTATCATTAAGCCACACTAAATCAGAGTTTCTTTTTCTTTTTAAATCTAATACTTCTTGTTTATTTAATTTTCTATCTCCATAGCCGCCAGTAACAGCCATAACTTCTTTCTGTTGATTAGCGTAAGCTATAATTTCATCACAAAATTTAGGTGTTAACGCACTTTTAAAATACCAATAGTAATTAGATATATTCATACAATATAGTTTGTACAAAATTTAAACTATCCTTTTGATTATTGGTTATGTAATACATATTAGTTGATGGAAACATAATAAACATATTATTTTTTAATGGTATATCCCAAGATCTACCTTTACGTCTGTTATCTTCATAGTGTATTCTGACCATACAATCTTCAACTTTAACACCATATAATAATGTGTAATCTGGTGAGTTTCGTAAATCTACCGGATCTACATTTATAAAAGGTTGTGATGTTTCTCCAGGTTTATAAATGTTACCAAAGGTATCTTTATTAACTAAAGTAAATCCATAGTCTAAATTTATATGATCTCTCATATAAGTGTTCAACATATCGAATGTTCGTGAAAACGGAAAATCTTTTTTTTGAATTATTGATTGTACAATATCGCTTGATAATTTATCTCGGTCAATGTCCCAATCTTTAGGCATTGCCACATCACCATAATATAGAGCTTGCTCCGTTAATACTTTCTTATGCATACCACCACCATTTTTAATTTATGCTCTAAGATCTGTCAAGTCCCAAGATTGATTAGCTTCATTCCAACTATACATCCAAGAATGAGTATTTGCTTCATTTTGTGATTGTTGTTCTGCAGTTAATGCAGGAGCATCACCAATCGGTGATTTCCAAGATGCAGTTGTAATATCTTTTACCCAAGATGCATATGGTTTTTTAGGCCAAAAGATATTATTATCTTCGTCCCATTCATAACCTATACCTGCATAGTTTCCTCTAAATGCTTTTGATTGGTCGGATGATTCAGTTCTAATTTCAGCTCCTTCAGAGTTTATAGTTACGGTATAGTGTTTACCAGCTACTGTATTGTAAGAAGTTTGAATCCACATTTGTGCAGGCCAGTTGTTATGTGTTTCTAACCACTGTTGACCTACTGATTCATCTTCAACACCATCAGCATTTAACATCTTATCATTATCCATAGTTAACACTTGG